AGTTGGAGTTGGAGTTGGTGTGGTTTTAGTTGGAGTTGGAGTTGGTGTGGTTTTAGTTGGAGTTGGAGTTGGTGTGGTTTTAGTTGGAGTAGGAGTAGGAGTAGTTGTTTTTGTAGGAGTAGGAGTAGGAGTATTGGTTTTAGTTGGAGTTGGAGTTGGAGTTGGAGTTCTAGTTGGAGTAGGAGTAGGAGTTCTAGTTTTAGTTGGAGTAGGAGTAGGAGTTCTAGTTTTAGTTGGAGTAGGAGTAGGAGTATTAGTTTTTGTAGGAGTAGGAGTGGGAGTTCTAGTTTTAGTTGGAGTAGGTGTTGGTGTAGATGTTGGTATTGGTGTAGATGTTGGTGTTGGAGTTGGAGTTAATGAATCTCTCCATATAATATTAGCCTGATAATTGTTGATTAATTGACCTTGTGATGTTTGAACATAAACTTTATCATCTATTGTTTTTACTAACTCTTCACAACCGTTTATACAATACTCCTGTGGGGCGAAAGAAATTTCACTAACAAATTTAGATGTTTGTTTTCCAACTATTGAATAATTATTATTATCAACACACTGTATTGTTCTTAACATCAAGCCACCTTTTGAGCAATTACATAACCATAAGATATAGAACAATTAGACAACTCTATGGCATTGGTCCAATTTATGGAAATTGTAAAATTAGATTCTCCATTACTACTTAGTATTGCTTCTCCTTGATAAAAATAACCAAGAACGGATGGGTCTTGTTCATAAAAAGTAAGAACTTCAAAATTTGTATCCCAAAAATTAGGAGCAGACATAGATTTTACTTCATCAATTGATTTCAAAAATCCATTAAGACTACTGTAAGTTCCATCTTGATTAACTGCAACTTTACTAATCGTTTGCATAGTAGGACAGACAGCGACTCCATTTGTGGACAAATAAACCAAAGGAGGAGAAACCGAGAAGAAAGCAGAATACGTTACCTTAAAAATTCCTCCTTCATTTAAATTATTTATTTCTAATTTTAATACAGGATCTGGCTGAGGGGATCTGTCAGATCTGGTCAGAACGGTTGCTCCAAGCATACTTCTAAATGCACTAAAGCATGAAGGCAATGGATAGATTCCTCCAGAGTGCTCTCCGTCACCTATTTTTATTATATTGACATCGGTGGCATATGCCACTTCTCCCAAAGGCAAAATACTATCTTGATGTTGTGAATTAGTTTTATTCTTAATTATAACATTAGCATTTATTACTTCCGGCAGGCCTACATTTATCGCCTCTGCAAGAGTGGTTTGTTTAGTAGTGGGAGTTCCAAAATTATCCACTATGACCAATATGTCGTCTCCAGTTACATCTTGTGAAATGGGGAGATCAGTTATTTTTACATCAACCATATTTATTTCCTTTTTTTTGAGATATTTTATATACTAAATTCCCATCTAGTTTTTCCACAATCCCATATTCTAGATAAACCTCTAGATTTAGCCCATTCAAGTTCTGTCATGTTTTCTGTTTCTGACAATAATCACATTTAATTAAAACAAATTCTTTATATTTTATTTTATCATAAGGAATTTTTAATTTTTCGTGCAAAATCATAAAAATATTTTATCAAAAAAATATAAATCAATCCAGAGTAATAGGAGGCAAATCACCAAATTTATAAATTAAATCTTCGAACCATTTTTGCCTATCTTCTCTGGCTTCTTGAAGTAATTGTTGGCCATCCATAACAACTCCACCTCCAACCCCAGGAACACTTTGGTATTTACTTCTAATTCTTCCTAAAATCTCTTTGGCATATGTTAAGGCACCTTCTTGCATTGCTTGAGTAACTTCAGGCCAATCTTTATGCTTTTGCATATAGTGAACTATTACTTTTTGGCTTCTAAATGGCACTGGATATAATTTGATGGTATCATGTCCACCTAGATATTCCCATCCGCCTAAATTTGAAGAAGTTCTACTATACATTTGCTCATATTGCTTATATAAGACCCATTCTCCCATTCTGCCCCAAATTGGCTGGATTGGGTCAATTAAGCCGCCTTGAATACTAGAGTAAGCACCCCCCGGATAAAAGTATTCTATCGGGATTGCTCCATTTAAATCACTGCTTTGAAATGCAAAGGTTCCAGTTTCTTTATAAAATATATTTCTAATCATTCCAACATCAGGAGGCATTTTATAAATTGTTTGTCCTGGTGTTGAGTTGAACACATAATAACTAAAATATTCTCTTCCTGCGTAGTCTTCGAATACTTTCATTGCTTGATCAACGCAAAAATCTAAATTTTGTTGATCAAATTCTAATTTAACTACTGGTGCTCCTAGCATATGCAGCACATATTCTTTTACTTGTTCTCTAACTTTCTCTCTTTTTTTTCTAGGACCCAATTTATTTTTATCTAAAGGGTCTAAAGGTCCTATGTCTGAGCATGAAGATGAGCAAGACATGCTTGCCATATTGTTTATACTGGGTCTGTTGATTGCTAAAGTGTTGTTTCCACAAGTCATAATTGCCTCCTAAGTATATATTAAAATTAAATTTCTTTTACTATTTTACAATTATGATTTGGCAAAATTTTATGAAAAATCCTCAAAGCATATTAATAAAAAAATATTTATATGAATTTTTGAAAGATAAGTATATGGAAAATGAAAAAGTTATAGACAGACTTTCAGAGCAATTGTCGTATAAAGAAGATGCAGATAATTTTTTAAAATTAGCAAATGATTTATTTACTTCAGGATTTAATTTGGCAATAGAGCAACAAAAAGAAGAATTATCAAAAATAGGAATAAAATTAAATATTACCAATTCCAATAAGCCTGAAGATAAGAAAAATAAAATATTTTAAAGAGCCTATGCGCATCAAGAAAAATCTGGTTGTGTGTCTGAGGGCGTTGCCTTGAAAAGCCATCCCATATCTTTTTTTTCTTTTTGGCTTATTTTCCACCATCTTCTATCATCAAAAGGCACTCTGTCATAGTTTTGAGTGGTATTATTATATGTTTCGTATTGAAAAGGATAGACTATAGAGTGTTCTGATACTACTTGGTTTGGATCACTTGTCCAAAACTCTAAAATCAAATCTTGATTTTTAATTATTACGGTTGGGAAAACTATTTTTGAAGAATACCTTATATTAATCCATTTGTCTCCATATAATGGATCTTCTTTGCTTTCTATTATTGCAGGAAGACACTTCATCAATACCTTATTTTTTAAAAAAGGCATATTAAAATTTAATTCTTTTTCGTCGATTTCTTCATTATTTGTCTTTTCTTTCTGTGTGTTTTCTTCTTCTGGTTCTTCTGGTTCTTCAAAATAAGTTATTTTATTTTTATCAAAATCAGGCTCGAAACTTGATTTTACTTCATCTTTTATTATTTTTCTAATAACTTCTTTATTTTTAATTTTAATCTCATCCCAATTAAAATTATGAAACACCAATTTGCTTAAATCCCATTTTTCTTGATTCTTAGCAAGTTTGTTTGGCCCTTGCAAAACATAAACATTTCCATCTTTTTGTTTTATAGTCATTTTCAAATTAAATAAGTAAAAATTATAAAAAAATACTTATATATAAAGATGTCTTAGAATTAGGAGAAAATTATGGCTTTAATAGTTCCAGAAGAAGGCGAAATGAGATTATTAGATTATATTGTAAATAAAACATCAGCAACAGATGTAGTTTTGCATTTATACACTAATAGTGTTAGTTTAGGAACTAAAACATTTAACACAAGTAGTTTCACAGAGGCTACTGCCACTGGTTATGCTGCGGAGACTTTGACAGGATCAAATTGGCTAGCAACATCAAGTGCTGGTGTTGGAACTTCTTTATACAATGCTGGGATAACCTTTGGCTTTTCTATTGGTCAAAATATTCAAGGATACTATGTTACTGATTTGAGCAATAACATATTATGGGCAGAAGAATTTCCTGGTGCTCCTTTTCAACTCCCTACTGGGGGCGGTGATGTGGCAGTGAGACCTCAACTTCAATTAAGTTAATTTTATTGCATGGAGGCTTATGGCATTAAAAAATCCTGACGGCACCCCTTATAATCCTGCGGGGAGTTTGGAGCAATTTGATCCAGACAATCCAGAAAGATGTTTGTTTAACACTTGGGATGCTGAGCAGATGCGGATATTTGGATCTCCAATATTTTACTATGAAGTATTTATCCAAGTAGGAAGTTTAGACAGGCTTTATAGAGAAGATAGAGGCAAGTTGTGGTCAAATAACCCAATAACTTTGTATGCCAGTTATGAGCCTATTCCAGGACAAAATTATCAAAATGCATTTGGAATAGATTCGCCAGATGAAATTGTATTTGATTTAAATTATCGTGATGTTTTAGAAAAAATTGGTCATCCTCCTAAAATCGGATCAAGAATTTTCACTCCTCATAGAAAAGAGGATTGGGTAATAATACAAAGAAATATAGGAGAAACATTGCTTTGGAGTCAATTAAGAATCCAATTATTATGTCAAAGATTCCAAGAAAATATTACAACTGGAGAGGGTAAGCCAGTCCAACCCAAAACAGATTTTGATTTTAATCAGTTAAATCAAAAAGGATAATGCATATATAAAATAAAATTATTGAGGTGAATAATGAAATCTTTTAGCGAATGGGTGATGAAAGAAAGTCCTACTGGTGCTCAAATAATGGGATCCACTAGAGAACAAATGAAAGGTGCTGGGGGTATGAGGGCGGCAGCAGGCTTAGATTTGGTTGATCAAATAATTCAAAATATGGATCCCGCAAAGTGGAGTAACCTTGTAATCGCATTAACAAAAATAGCAGGGACTGATCAAGAGACATCAAACCTTGTCAAGGAACTTTCAAAATATAAAAATGCAGTGATTGCAAGAGCAAGACAGAATGCCCAGCAGGAGCCTCAAGCCCAACAGCAGGGTCAAATGTCAAATATAGGAACTCCAACAGGTACGCCTAGTTAATCAAACTTTCCAAAATCAAAATAATAATTATTTGGTTTATTGACTTTCCAAAATATTTTTCTAGGCATGCTTAGGTGTCTATAGCGTGCTGTTTCTCTTATTTGAAATTTTATTGGATTATCTCTTATTTTCTTTTTAAATTTAAAATATTTCATATTTTTTTTCTAAATTACTTTATACAATCTAAATAAGTGTGAGGAAAAAATATGTCGGTGAATCCTGGGAATTATCAAGAAAAAAAACTAAATGAGTGTGATTCTACAAGTCCTTTGCAGTCAAATCTAAATTCAGATCCTATTGTAAATCCTTGTTTAGATAGTACAAAAAATTTAAAAAATCCCAATGGGCCGGATTTTGGCTGGCTTGAGGAATCTGCCAATAAGAAACATGGATTAGGATATGAGCAACAATGCGATCCAATGCAAACGGGTCAGATTGTTGAAGATATAAAGTCTCCAACAAAAAATGTAGTTTATAGATATTCTAAAAGCATTAGAGGATGTGATGAAGCCATGGTGGATTTATTCAATAACGTTTCTGTTATTGATGAGGATGGAAAAGCACATAAAGTTCCAATAATTTGGGGAACTCAAGAAAGAGCGGTTACTTGGATTTTACAAGACAATGTAAGAAAAGACGGCAGTTTGGTCGTTGATAGAATTAGATTGCCAATGATGTCCATTTATGGCTCTGGTACTGACTTTGACCAAGAAAGATACACATATCATAGAGCAATAGACTATTTAAGAGAATTAGACCCAAATAGAAAGCCAGGATTTACAATAAAAGAAAAATATGAAAAAGACACTGTTTTTGGAGTTGCCAGAGGAATACCAATTAATAAATCTTATACATTATTAGTTTGGACCATGTATATGGAGGATATGGATCAAATTTTAGAACAAATATTTTTAAAATTTTCTCCGATTGCATATATAAGCGTAAGAGGTGTTAGATGGGAAACAACAGTCAGTTTAGACTCTGTTGCCAACAACATTGATTATGAACCTGGTGATCAAAATCAAAGAGTAATTAAATATGAAATTAATTTGACCGCCAAGACATATATACCTCAGCCGATTGTTCGTAAAAAATCGGTGTTGAAAACAGATATGGTTTTCAACAATTTAGGAGAACAAGATATCACGGATGTTTATGAAAGAGTAGAAAACGCTGTCAAAGAGTTAGAGAAAGGTTTATAAATGATAGAAATAAAAAATAAAACAAAAGGTCCGGTTCAACTTGTAATAAGATCGCGGACTGCTCCTAAATCTTTCACTACTCTAAATATTCCTGGCGTAGGTGCTGGTAAAAACATCTACATCTTGGAAGATGAAAGAAATACAGAATATGTAGAGCGTGCAGAAAAAATGGGATTAATTTCGACTAGGTACTTAACAAAAAAAGAATTGAACAAGGGAGAATAAAATTATGGCAATTCTAAAGGGCTTTCCACCTTCAAACACAATTTCGCCGTCAATTAGAATAACAGAAAAAGATTTAAGTTTCATCGCACCGGAACAATCTTTTCATAGAGCAGGAATAGTTGGGTTTGCAAGCAAAGGCCCCATAAACATTCCGACTATGATTTCCACAACAAGACAACTCAATACAGTATTTGGATATCCTCATCCAGAAAATGGTGATCCTTATCTAATATACGCAGCACAACAATATTTGTTAGTAGCAAATGAATTGTATGTAGTAAGAGTAGCAGACACAGATGCTGTTAGTTCTTCTGCTGCTAAAGTAGCATCAGTATCCGCTAATAGTGCTGGTGGTCAAGTTGTAGTGGCATCCGATATAGGCGGTCCTTATAACTTTTCTAAAACAAGTTATTTCAAATGGAAACTTAATGGCGTAGAGGCTTCAAAAACATTAGTAGTTCTCGCAAATATAGACCATCCAGATCCAGTAGTAATATTCGGCGGATATAGTGCCGCTCAATTGGCTTCTGACTTGAATTCACAATTAGTTTCAAGTGTTGATGGAATAGAATTTTTTGCTACTTCTGCTTTGGTGCCTGCTCTAGGAGTCAGGACAACATTTTCATTCGGACCAGATGCTAGTTTAGAATTTGTTTCTGTCCAGGATGCTATCTATGGACCGGTAATCGCGGCTGGTGTGCCTGGAAACCCCAATGGTAGTAGAGTAAATGTCAGTCCTACTGGTCTTGGCCAAGGAATGACATATGCTCAATACACAGGAAATAAAGATAGGAATCCAAGTGATGGCTATCAAGCGGCTGGAACCTGGGATTTTACACAAATATTAAATTATGACTTGCAAATTGTGGTAGACGGCACTGACAATGTCAATATTGACAATGTAGTTCAAACAGTAGATCTAAAAGTATTTGCTGGTTATGATGCTGTGACTACCAGTGCAATTGTTAATGAGATAAACAATCAAGTAGACAATGGTACCATTCCAGGTGGTTTTGAAGCATTGCCAGTAGGAAGTAATATTTCTATAAGAACTTTGCATCATGGATCGGATGCTAGAATTATAGTAAAATCAGAGAGTTCAATGTTTTCATTTTTTGGATTCGAGGCTCCATTATCAAATCCAAATAATGCTACATCAAACCCAGGACTATGGTTGAATTCCTCAGGATTTACTCCTTCTGGAACTAGTGGCGATCTAAACGGTATGGATTTAGGACTAGTTTATGGAAATTCAAACGTATCAGGAGCCGTTTCTATGACCATCACTGCCGATAGTGCTGGTATTGATGGCAATTCAACACAAGTTATTATTAGAAACAACATTAGAGAAGGAAATTTCATAATGGATGTTTATAATAACGGAGTTCAAGTAGAATCTTGGGGAAATCTAACAAAAGATGAAACAAGCAGATTTTATGTAGAAACATATTTATCATTAGTTTCTGACTTTGTTAGAGTTAAAGATAATTCAGCCGTAGCAGCACCTCCAATTGATGGAACCTATAGTTTATCAGGAGGCAATGACGGAATACCTTGGGATCCAGATAATCAAGACAAATTGCTAATAGGAAATCTATTAGGAATGACAGGAATGTATGCTCTAGGTGAGCCAGAACAAATTGATGTAGATATAATTTGTGTCCCAGGACATTCTTCTACTGGCGTAGTAATGGCTTTGATTGACATATGTCAAAATGTCAGATCAGATTGTATGGCTATAGTAGATCCTCCATTTGGACTAACTGTAAAAGAGATAGTTCACTGGCAGAATGGTGCTCATCCATTGAATACAACGAGATTTGATTCAGACTTTGCCGCTCTTTATTGGCCCTGGGTTAAGATCAGAGACACCTACAACAATGTGGATGTTTGGGTTCCTCCAAGTGGTTCAATGATGGCGGTTTATGCTAGAAATGACTTCTTGGCAGCACCTTGGTATGCACCTGCTGGGTTGACCAGAGGAGTGGTTCCAAATATAACAGACGTATTTAGTCGTCCAACTCTTGAAGAAAGAGATTATATGTATGGCAATAGAAATGCAGTAAATCCTATTGTACAATACATAGATTCTCAAGATTTCGTAGTTTGGGGACAAAAAACACTTCAAAGAAGACCAACTGCTTTGGATAGAGTAAATGTTAGAAGATTAATGTTCTACATTGAAAAAAGAATCAAAGCAGCATCTAAAGTATTATTATTTGATCCACATGATGAAATTTTCCATCAAAGATTTATAAGAATAGCGAAAGGCATTCTTGAAGAAGTACAAGTTGGAAGAGGACTAACCGATTTCATTATTAAAGCAGACTTTGAATTAAATACTCCTGATGTGATAGACAGGAATGAATTCAGAGCAAGAATAGGCGTTCAGCCTACAAGAGCGGTAGAATTTATGTTCATTGAATTTAGCATTCATAGAACTGGAACTTTTGATCAACTTGCTGAGAGTTTCTGAGATATAGGAGAATAAAATAGTATGATTAACATGGGTATAGGTGAATTAGGCGGACCAAATGTATCGCTTAAGAGAAAGTTTAGATGGCTATTTAAAGTAGAAGCCTTAAACAATAACAATGTTATTGTTCCAGAACATTTTGTCAAAATGGCTGCTCGTCCTAACATTAGTATCGAAGAAACCGAAATCAATTTCTTGAATGCTAAAACATGGATTCCAGGTAAAGGCAGTTGGGAAACAATTACCGTTACTTACTATGACGTAGCAGTTTCTGGAGGTGGCGGAAACACTGGCCTATGGACTTGGTTGGCAAATGTTTATGATTTTACAAATTCTGTGACATTGAAGCAGAATAGCATAAGACAAAATTATGCCTGCAAGGGCATCTGCCAACTTTATGATGGATGCGGAACTCCACTTGAGCAATGGGTATTGAAGGATTGCTGGCCTCAGGCTGTGAACTTCGGAGAATTAGATTACTCTAGTTCAGAAGAATGCACAATAGAGGTTACACTAAGATATTCAAGTGTAGAATACTCTTCTCTATCAGGTTGCGTTGGAACCCCTGCTCCGAATTGTGTCGGTTGCAGTTGATTCATAAAATGTATTACTTATTTACAAGAGAGTCTATTCAGACTCTCTTGTATTATTTAAAAGGATAAAAATGAATTGCAGAAATATGGGTTTTGATTTCGGATTAGAGAAAGAAACAGTCAATATTAAAAGAAAATTTAGGTGGCTGTTTAAGATACCCGGAATTAGTGCGGAAGGCACAAATGCTTTACCACCAGATAAAGGTGCTAGGCCAAGTTTAAGTTTCAAAGAAATTGAGGCTCAACACTTAAATGAAATTGTGTATTTTCCTGGCAAGCCTGATTGGAAGCCAATAAACCTAACTCTTTATGATATTAAAAAAAATAAAAATGAAATTTTTAATTGGATAAAAGAAATGTATAATCCTGAGTATTCTGGGGACTTAGGCGGCTGGGCAGATGGTTCTGATTTCAAAAAAAATGCAACCTTGGAATTGTATGATGGTTGTGGTCAAACGCTAGAGCAGTGGACGTTTGAAAATATTTGGCCTAACAACATAGAATGGGGCGAACTAGATATGAGTGATTCTCAATATGTAACCATAGACCTAACGCTAAGATACGACAGGGCTTATTATAATGACTACAATAATGCCACTGGCATGGCTTAATCTAAATCATTTTTTAATAAATTTTTCATTTCATTCAATTTATCTTCTAGTTGCTTTGTTTTTAACTTAAGTTTTCTACAAGCACCACTCTTATTGAGTCTTCCTTTTTTAGTATAGACTTTATTTTCATTTTCTAATAACACTTTGACTATATCTCCATAGCCTTCTTTTATTAGTTTTTGGATCAATTCTTCTCTTTCCATTTCATCTATTATATTGCTCATAAATTTAATATAGTATATTTTTTAATATAAATCAATTCTAATTTTTAGGATTTTCTATAAAAATTTCTTTTCCATTCTTGATCATAGAGTGATTATGAAAAAATTGCACATGTTTTAGGTACTTTTTCTTCAATTCATTGTAATTACGAGCAGACCTATATAATTGTCTAAAATGATTCAGTATGCAGGTGGTCATATAGTTAAAAGCCTTGCCTTTTCTAGGATCGAATCTATTGATTTTTTCAAAACAAATCATAACTCCTTCCTGCACTGCGTCGTCTATATCTATTAATTGAAACTTTGCATATCTAACTATATTTTCGCTAAGGGTAAAAAAGGCAATTGCCAAATGTTTTTTAGCATCATCATGGTTTTGATTAGCAGATTTATACAAATTGACTTTATTTTTTAAGTCTTCTTTATTATTTTCATACTTGATTTTTCTATTTTTTTTTCTATCTATGGTATCTTTTATGTCTTCTATTATTATTTCTAATTTTGATTTTTCTCTTTTAGTATCTTGATATTGACATATTATTTTTTCAAAAAACTTATTATTTAAATATTCACTACTCATTATTTCTCCAAAGGTAATTTATATAAATAAGTATGTTTTTTACTTATTTAAATTATGAAATGGGAAAAATGCATAATTTCTTTAGTCAATATTTTAGAAAATCCTGATTTTGAGTCAGGATATTCTATGTTAAAAAAATATTATGAGTCTAACAATATGCAATATGAAGCAGAATGTATAGATTATTTAATTAAAGAAAAATTCAAGAATGATAACAGTACAAATAATTATAAATAATAATGAAGAAACTATAGAAAAAACATTAAAATCTATAGAGCCATTAAATGCAAAAATACTAATTGCAAATTTAGGGTGTTCTGATAAGACAGTAGATATATGTAAAAATTTTAATAATATAGAGATTATAAATTTTTATGAAAACGATAGATCTAAAATAAGAAATAAATTATCTAAAGAAATAAATTTTTATTTAGAACCATGGGAGTCTATAGTTGCTGGTCATGATGAGATACTAGATACGAAGCAAGCGTGTTCTGTTCAAGTTTTCAACAATGATATCATCACAAAAGAAACAAGATTATGGACTAGTGAAAAATTCAAAAATCCAGTATTTGAGTCAATTGAAAAAGAACATAATAATTATAATTCTAAAATAATATTATCTTGTAAAAATGAAAAAGATAATAGAAAAGAAAACTTAGTAAGTTCTGAGCAGTGGATGAAAGCAAATCCAACTTTAAGTGATCCATATTACTACCTAGCGTGTTGTCATTTGTCTCTAAGAGACTATAAAAAATTTATAATATATTCAGATCAATATCTAATTAGAGAAAAAAATATCAATGTTTCTTACATAATGACAAAGTATTACTTATCACAAATACATCTACATAATGGCGAAATAAAGGCTGCTGCGGAGAATGCATTAACTTGTGTTTCTTATTTTCCTTTTATGGCTGAATTTTGGTGTTTATTGGGGGATATCTATTACAAACAAAAACAATTTAAAAAATCAAAATCTTTATATGAAAATGCAATAATAATAGGAAAAAAAAGAAAACTTTCAGATAAATTTCCAATAGAAATCAAAAAATATAAAGAGTATCCTAAAAATATGATATCTAATATAAAAGAAATAATTAAAAATACAAAAATATACTAGAAAACAATATCAAGATGATTAACTACAATTGTAACTTGGTCTTCATATCGAGCCATGCTGATTTGTTTTCTTCCTGGACCTAATTTTCTCAAATTAGGCTCAAGTTCATCAATACGACAATTTATAACTTGCCATTGATTTTCTGCTATCCTGGCTACTTCTTCTTGTATTGATGATATTTCTCTACCTGGATAGTACCTCTCCAGTTGTTCTTTACATTCTTTTATTATTTTTTTATATAGTGGAACATGACAAGGACAATTGGGGTTTTTCAAGTATTCATCAATATCTTTTTCATATTCTTTGGGTAAAGTAAGTCTAAATCTAGAATCTTTTAAAGCAGACTTCACATCAAGTATTGTTATTTTGCTCATTTTTTAATAACTCTTCTCTGTATTTTTCTACTTCTTGCATCCAAATTTTTATTTTTTCTTGGTTTTCTTGTCTTTTTTTATTATATTCCAATTCTTCTTGTGGGTCAATTTTACTTTTTTTACAAGATATCATTCTTCCACAATTTGGACATCTAAATTTCTTATCCTTAGAATCACTATTTTTAACTTCAATCAAATCAACATCATCTATGTTTTTAACATTTTTTTTCCAATTGCAATATTCACAATATAATATATTAATCATTTAAATTTAACACGCTCTGTGCCTCTAGGTAATTTAAATATACTGTTCCCACGGTGGCGATATAACTACCCGCCATACCGCATAAAAAGACTTCTAAGGGGTTTTTGCTAATAAATACGTATCCACACAAAAACCCCACCCATGTGCCACAGCATTGATAACAAGATAGTAGTTTATTCATCCAGGCAAATCCGTATTTGCTTACAAAATTTCTAAAGGGAACCATAATTGCACCAGGGTCTACTATTATGTTCGTTAAGCCCATAACTGAGAATATAAATAAAATTAAAGAAACCATTTTACCTCCAAAAAGTTACATTGACTTTTTTATCTTTTCTACTAATGGTAAAAAAATTATAAAACTCATTTTTTAATAAATTTAAATTATTTTCCATATTTTCGACATCAAATTCATAATTTTTAACTAAATTATAATCTAATTTATTAATAGTAACATTAGTATTTAAAAATTTAGACACAATAATCTCATCTTCTTTGCTTGCATTATTTAAAAAATCTAATAATGCTCTTTTAGACATCGGTCTAAGAGATGGATGAAATTTGCCTAATTTCCATTGATTTCTGAAGTTCATGAAATGATTCAACTCTTTCCAGATTCCATTATTTTCAAAAATTATTTCTTCTACATTATGAATATTTATTTCTAACATACTCTTATAATAATATTGATTTCTGAAAATACAAGGAGAAAAAATGTCGGACGACACCTTCAGACCAAGAAGACCAATATCACAGGAAGAAATAAATCAATCTACTAGCAATATCGATAATGAAATTAAAAACAATAGAGAAAATGCAGTTCAGATAACAGGAAATGTGCCAGAGGCATTCAAACAAGCAGTTCTAGAACAAAGAAACCCAAACTCGCCTCCTATTCAAAAGTTCAATGATATGAGAGTTACGGGTAGTAGCAAACTAGAAGAATTAATAGCAGGAATTGCCACTCGTGGAAATGTAATATATGAAAAAATCGAACTACCTTCGAAAGGAAAATTTTATAATGGAGAAAATGGGCCTGGGGATGGAGTTTTGCACATTAGACCAATGACAGGAGAAGAAGAAGAAATATTAGCAACTCCAAGATTTGTAAAAAGAGGCCAAGCAATAAATATGATATTTAATAGATGCATAAAAGAAAACTATGATTCTACTAATTTTTTGGCACAAGATAGAACTTATTTGTTGATATATCTTAGAGGAATTTCTTACTCTCCAGAATATGACGTTGAGGTAAAAGATCCAGAAACAGAACAATCATTTGCAACTACAATAAATCTAAGCGAACTAGATGTAAATTATTGCGAAGACAATTTTTCAATTGAAAACTTACAAGATGTATTACCTGTTACTGGGTATAATTTTAGATATAGATTGGCAACAGGTAGAGACGAGCAACTTGTTCAAGAACATAGAGAAAAACGTGCCAAAAATTTTGACTTGTCTAGTCAAGCCGATGATACGTTGTTATTCAGAACTGCTCATTTGGTTGAAGAAATTGAAGGTCTAAGCAATAAATCAGAAATACAAACTTTATTAAAAAAACTTCCAATTCAAGATGTAAGTTACATAAGAAACACAGTAAATGAGCCTCCTTTTGGCGTAAATACAAAAATTACAATAAACAATCCTTATACATTGAGTGATTTTGAAATAGAGTTACCACTTGAAGCAAATTTTTTCTTCCCACGGGCAAAGAAAAAGACTACACAGCAGCAAGCCTAGGGCTGTGGAATAATTTGATGGAAGAGTTATTTTTCTTTATGTATCATATGAGACAATCAAGAGATAACTTTATGACTTTGCCCATTAATGAAAGAAAATGGTTAATTGATAAATTTATAAAACAAAAAGAGAAAGAAAATGAAGCGATAGAGGCTGCTAAAAGAAAGGCTAAAATGAAATGACAAAAGAAAGAGATCAAAACCTAGTAATAAATGATGAGTTGTCTTTAAGATTGTTTACCTATAACTCAAATCATAGACAAAATGTAAAGTCTGTCAATAAAATTGAAATTTATTTTTTAGATTCAACATCCGCCACTCAGGGGAATCCAGAAGGTAGAGTTTTAATAAAAACAATTGATGAAGGCGAAATTTCCATAGTAGATGATTCGTTTGGAGGTCAATATTTAACAAACATAAATTTAGAATCTGATGTGTTTTCTATAGGCAAGTATATTGATGTTTGGTATGTAGACTTTAATAATAGCCAATCGGGCACAGTGACTAATGATTTTGAGATTATACCAGATTTATGGTTTGCCTCAGGAACTCCTATAATTTATGATTTTTCTTTTGGATTTAGACCAAATAGAATAAGATCAGGAGAAAGAAAGTGGATAAATATTGATGTAATCCCAAATGTTCCTCACGCATCAGAATTGATGAGGTACTATGTTAATTTATCAATATCGTCTCCTATTAAAATATATATTGAAAAAACATGTGGAGATTGTGTGCCTAAAGAAAAAGATCTAAGAATGGTGGTCGATGGAGATTTAGTACAATACAGAAGAGGAAGCGAAGGTAGTTATTTTATAGACACTGAGTCATTAGATATGGATTGCGGAATTTATAATGTTTGGTTTGAAATGGAATTTGGCGAAAATAAATACATGTCTGACAATATGCAATTGCAAATTTATTGATCTTCGCTAAAAGGCCTAGAAAATTCAGGCCTTATTATTTTCCAAATAATATCACTTGGATCTTTTTTATCAAGCATTTTAAATAAAATAGAAGGATGCTTTTGTCTTAAAAAATACTCAGCAGTTTCTTTTCTAGTTTCCAACTCCTTATAATTAGATTTGGCCCAAATAACAATTTTTGAGTGCCTATCTTCAAGTTCACTTTTGGTCTTTTGGACCCAATTATAAAATTCGTCTGGAACTCTTTCAAGAATATCATCGAGGGGCTTGTTGTCTTTTAGGCTCTCCCATATTAAAATATTAGACACGCCAGTAACGATTTTATGCAATCTTAAATATTCCAATCCTTTTATTTTAATTCTTTTTCCTGATTTGAACCTTACAACAAAACCCTCTTTGTCATCAGATATCGAATTCTTTAAGTCATTCAAATCTTTTATTCCATTATGTTTTTTAACAATTGGAAAATAATCTTTATAATTTTCTATATCATATTCATTTCCATCTTTATCAAATTTTGCTAAAATAAAAACTTTTTCTTCACTTCCATAATCACAAACTATTCTGTTCCATCTAGCTATTAGTTCGCCACAATAAGTCTTATCTTTTTCAAATTTATCCGTATCATAATTTTTAATTATTTTAAGTGCTTCTTTGCTGTGAGGACTGGTAAACGAACCCTTGGAAGATACAACTAATCTATCATTATACCAAAATATTATAATTAATGATCCATCTAATTTCTCATAAACTTCAAATGGTTCATTGGGAATGTTTTTTTCCTCTTCTAAATTAAAAAATTTATCAAAACTTTTAGCAATCACATTTCCATTGAGATCAGTTACTAGCCCTCTACATTTTAGCGTGATTTCGTCCCATAATTTTTCATATTGAACTTTTGGAGAATAATTCCAAATTATCAATGGAAGTTCCGGGTGATTTTGCTTTATTAATAGATTATTCTTATGATAATATTCTAATTGATTTATATCAAATTTCATATTTGTACATTGAATAATTAAAGAAACAAATCAATATTATTATAGCCAACTTTAAACTCTAAAGCAAATTTAAAATTATTGAAGCGTTTGATTTTAAGAAATGGGCTAATTTTCTAAATTGATAAGAATTAGTATATAAAAGTTCAATTTCAATACATATATACATTTATGAATCAAAACGAAAATGAAGATTTTGAAATAGAAGATATTTTTTCTTTGAAGAAAACAAAAAAAATAAATTCATCTGTAAAAGGCAAGACAAACGAGAGAGAAGTTGTAAAAATATTAAATAAAAGATTTGAAAAAATACTTTCAATAAATCCATCCTGGGGGATGTTTTCTAGATCTTTAGGAAGCGGAAATCGTTTTTCTCAAGCATGTTTATCTTACAATGCTAAACAAGTATTTAGTTCAGATATTTCTTGTCCACCTTCTTTTAAATTTGTACTAGAGTCAAAAGCAGGCTATGACATTGATATGTGCTCGGCTTTTTTAGGAAATAAAGAATTAGATTCTTTCTTAATTCAGGCTACTAAAGATGGAGAAAAATGCAATAAACTTCCAATGGTTCTTTGGAAAAAAAATAGAATGCCTAGACTGGCTTTTATACATTTGAATAAAATGAATAAAAGTTATGAATATCAAATGACTTACAGAAACTGGGCAGTTGTTACACTTTCTGATTTGCTTGGTAATGAAGATGATACTTTCTTTTTTGATATATAGTTATGATTAATATACATAAAGAATTTAATAATAATGGATATGAATTAATTAAAGATTGTAAAAATACAACTAAAGACTGTTTGTGCATTTGTTTGAGTTGCAAAAATAAAAAAACAATTAGTTTACATTCATTAAGAAAATTAAAAATAAAATGTAGAAATTGCTATAATTTAGAAATTAAAAAATATTTTGAACAACAAGGTTGCATTCTCTTAAGTCAACCATCCAGATCAAATAAAATGAATTATATATGTAAATGTGGAACAGAGCACTCGGTTGATTGGTTTAATTTTAAAAATGGGACTAGGTGTAGAAACTGTCTGTATAAAAAATCAAGTCAAAATAATTTAAAAAAACAAAAAGTAAAAGCAGAAATTAAAAATTATTTTAAGAAACAAAATTGCACTTTGCTTGACAATGAATACAATGGCCAACTTGAATATCTAAATTTTATTTGTTCTTGTGGAACAAAAGACAAAGTAAGATGGAAGGAATTTAGAAAAGGATCCAGATGCAAAAATTGCATAAAAGAAAAAATAAAAAATCGTCATGTTCCAAGTGGAAAAAACCATTTTAGATGGAACCCCGACAGAGAAGAAATTAAATTAAGAAAAACAATAAGATCAAGAATTAAAAAATCCTTAAAAAAAACATTAAAAGAATCCAATAAACAAAAAATTAAAAATACTTTTGAACACTTGGGATATTCAAAAGAAGAATTAATAAATTATATAACAAATCACCCCAATTGGAATAAAGTAAAAAACTTAGAATGGGAATTAGATCATATAATTCCAATAAAAGCGTTTTTTGATCATAAAATATATGATGAAAAAATAATAAATTCTTTAATTAACTTACAACCATTAACAAAAGATCAAAACAGATCTAAACTTGATAACTATAATGAAAAAGATTTTTTAAATTTTATTAAGAAAACAAGATTTAAATCTATTTAAATTTAACTATTCTGGGCTTGCTATGTTATTAATAGGAGTCTCCATATTTTCCACAGATTTATTTAATGTATCAACACAAGCACTCAAAACCATTTCTAGATCGTCTTTTTCTTCAATACATTTCATAATTGCCACTCCACATGCTTGAAGATTCTCTAAATTATTTTTTTCACTATCGGGCCATTTTGTATGTAATATCCTTCTAATTTGATCAACAATAGCCTGCGCGTTTCTTATAACAATTCTCGATCCCATATTTTTATAATTATCAGATAGGTCTTGAAGAGCGTTCAATATGTCGCCTATTCTAGATGCTAAAAATGTTTTATTTTCATTTAATAAAAAGTATTTAAATTTCATAATAAATAATGTTCAAGTTTTGGTCTAATTTTCTTATCTTTGCCGCTTTTTAATATTTTCAAATTCTTTACTGCTCTTACGCTCCTTTTTGCACACTCCAAAGAGTCAGCAGAGCCAGAATCAAATAGTTCTTCTGGTGAATTGAGATTTTTAATGGAATACTCCAAATCAACTTCCTCTATTATGTATCCTTTTTCATCATATTTTTGCTCTGAAACTTTTGGGACATGATAACATGTAAAGCACATTTCAGAATAACATTTATTGTCTACAAACGGCTTATTTTTATGACTAATAACGCATAGGTCTATTGTTTGATTACAAATTGGGCAATTACTACCTTTTTTTAATTTTATTTTATTAGATTTAGACTTTATTTTTATTTTATTAAATAAATTATGCTTGATAGAGATTGGCAAATCTTTTTTTAAATTTATTTTAATTTTCATTGCCCGCTAGATCCAAATCCTTTAATTCCTCTATCCGTTTGATCCAATTCGTCAACAAGTTCAAAATCAAAATTATAATGTTTTTCAATTATAATTTGAGCTATTTTGTCTCCTAGTGACACTTTATGGTAGTTGTTTTTATCCGTATTGTAAAGTATTACTTTTATTTCCCCAGTGTATTCTGAATCTATGACACCGGCCAGAACATCTATGCCATTTTTATATGCTAATCCGCTCCTAGGTGCAATTCTTCCATAATGACCGTCTGGTATTTTTACACTTATTCCCGTCGATATTAGTTTTCTTTCTAATGGAGGAACCATAACATTTTCAATAGAATAAAGATCCGCTCCTGCATCTGTAGAGTTTGCTCTTGTAGGAACTTTAGAAAATTCACTCAATAATTTAATCTTCATTTTCAAGCCTCACAACTAGAACAAGTCAGTATTGATCTGGCCAATTCCTGGGCTGGATTGGCACTTCTTTGATAATAAAAAGTTTTTACTCCCATTTGCCAACCTTCAATAAGAAGAGTGTTTACTTCTTTAGGAGAAGTAGAGGGAGGGATCATTATGTTCAAAGATTGTGCTTGATCTATATATTTTTGACGTTGTGCCGCTTGTATTACTATTTCTTTTTGACTAATTTCTCCAAAAGTTTTGAATACATCTTTTTCTTCTTTAGTCAAAAAATCTAAATGTTGAACAGAACCAGCCCTTACAAGTATGCTCTTCCATACATCATCATTATTTTTTTCATGTTTTTTCAAAATATCTTTCAAATATGGATTTTTGTAAGTAAATTTTCCTTTTGCCAAATTCTTAACAAAGTAATTACTATTTAATGGTTCAATTGAAGGACTTACTTGACCAAGAATAAAAGAACTAGAAGTGGTGGGGGCAACCGCAAGAGTGGTTACATTTCTTCTGCCATAACCCTTCAGAAGATCCGGCTCTCCATATTCCTTTGCCATATCTTCTGTTGCTTTATCTGATCTTTCTCTTATTATTTTCCAAATACTAGAATTCAACATTTTTGCTTGCATGGACTCAAAAGCAATCATCTTTGACTGCAAGAAAGAATGCCAACCCAAAACTCCCATTCCGAGTGCTCTTTGAGATTTGGCAAAGTCATGAGCAGCCTCCATGTACTTCATGCCTTCTGTTTTCTGCACGAACTCTTCATTGACTGCATCGAGAAAGTAAACTAAAGTTTCTATGGCATCTGTCTCTATGATTTCATCCCAATGCAACAAATTCAAACTAGACAATACGCATACAAAAGAGTTGTTTTCATCTGAGAACAGGTTGATTTCAGAACATAAATTTGATGCTTTTATTTTTAATTTTTTATCTTTGTAAACTTTCGGGGCATTTTTATTGACCGTATCCGCAAACATTATATACGGATAGCCAGTTTCAAATCTTTTTTGAATTACCTTAGCCCAAATTTTTCTTTTATCTTTATCTCCCTCAATCAATCCTTTCATAAAATCATCCGATACCGTCACTCCTATACTCATGTTTTGAATAGAATGACCTTCAGATCTTATTTGAAGAAATTCCTCAACATCCGAGTGCTCTATAGGCATGTAAGCGGCAAAAGAACCTCTTCTCGCACTTCCTTGACTTATTACTTCTGCGACCTTGTCAAATATCTCCATAAAATGAACAGCGCCACTTGATTCGCCGCCAACACTGATTTTCGAACCTCTAGGCCTTAGATCTCCAAAGTACCCAGAAGTTCCTCCTCCTAATTTGCTCATCATTCCAATTTCAGCGGCCTTAGTCAAAATAGATTCCATTTTATCTTGAATAAAACTGCCAAAGCAACTGACGGGGAGTCCTCTTTTATTGCCAAAATTAGTCCACACAGGAGTAGCCAAAGAATAAAATCCTCTACTCATATAATTTTCAAATTTATTAGCAAATCCTTTTATATTAAGTATTTTCTCAGCATTTTTTGCTATTTGTTTTACTCTATCTTCTGGTTGTATTCCTTCTTCTAGGTATCCCCGTTCCAGGAATAGCCTACTGTGTGAATTTAACCAATAATATTCTTTAATGTTCATTTAATTGTTCTCGAGTTAATTTGCGTAATCTATTATAGCAAATATAAAAAATAAAAGAAGTCAAAACATGTCTTCAGCAGAAAAACTCATAGATTTTTTAGAATATTCTACAGGGCGTGAGTGGAAGAAATCCGACATGTTATTTCCCAAAACTTGTTCATCAAACCAAATTGTCTTGGACAACAATTCCTCATCAACATCAAATATTTTATAATATCCTATTTGCTTCAAAGAATCGTTCATTCTATTTTTTATAAATTCTCTAAGAACTTCAGAATTTAATTTATCTGATTGATATCCATTGACTATCCATTCTAAAATTTGCAATTCATATTTAACGGCTTCTTTCGCTTCGCTAATTATTTTTTCTTCTAATTCTTCATCAAATAATTCTGGGTGTTCTTTTCTAATTACATTGATAATTTTCATACCTATCATAGCATGCAAATTTTCTTCTCTTGATGTGTATTCTACTTGCTTATTGGTATCTTTAAGCAGATTCTTAAATCTGCCGAACCAACTAATGGTATAAAACTGAGAGAACA